GAAGTAGATAAGAGGGCGCAAGGATTTCGGCGCGGGGAAGATGGTTGGCCTACAGCTGGATTGGTAGCATGGTTGCTTTGGGGCGGCGATGAGGGTCAAACTTGGGCGGCAAGCAAGGTTAAGCAGCTTGATCGTGAACGCGATAAGATGTGCGAAGCAGTTGATGAGACAAAAGCGCCTACCAAGATTTCGGATGCAATCAAGAAATCGCTTGCTTCTAAGGTAAAGGAACACAATGACGAATATGGGGATCAAAAGGGTAAACGGGTAACGCAAGGGATGCTTGAGGCCGTATTCCGTAGAGGCGTTGGCGCTTATCACACCAATCCGCAATCAGTAAGACCTACTGTTCAAGGTCCAGATCAATGGGGTTTAGGACGTGTAAATGTTTTCTTGAGGGCGGTTAGAACGAATAGGTTCCCAAGTGGTAAATTTGACACCGATCTTTTACCAGAGGATCATCCCTTAAAAACAGGAAAAGATAAATGAATATCGGATCAGTGCAAGCGGCTAAAGGTTCTTATGGACCAGCCATATATAAGTTCGGTTTTAATGCAGCGATTACAACCGATGAGGAAACAGTATGGGACGCTGGGGGTGTTTATAATTATCCATCAAGCGCGGGGGTGGCAACGGTTGTAAGCTCATCAACGGCAGATGATCTTGTTGGCACTGGCGCACAGAAGGTAAAGATTGAGGGTCTTGATGCTAACTATAATGCTCAAATCGTCGAAGTCGAAATGGATGGGACGACTAATGTTTCAACAACCGAAACATTTATAAGGGTATATCGTGTTTATGTAAGCCAAGCTGGTAGCGGCAAGGTTAATGCTGGAAACATTACGATCTCTATCGGTGGTTCGGTAAGGGCGCAGATTAGTGCCAATCAGGGGCAAACGCTAATGGCTGTATATACCGTTCCAGCGGGATTTACAGGGTATGTTACGCAATGGTCATTTAGTTCTGGTGCTTCAGCATCTAACAAGTATTTAGATGGGCGGCTAATAATTCAAAGGTTCGCGGGGATCATTCAAACAAAGGCGCGTTCAACAATTCAAAACACCTCTTTCGTTCAAGACTTGCAGGTCGCTACGGTAGCTAATGAAAAGGACGATATAGAAATTCGGGCTGTTACTTCATCAGGCACAGATGCGGTTTCTGGTACATTCTCTGTTTTATTGAAGAGAAATTAATGAAACTTACAAAAACTGATGCCGTTGATCTTTTCCAAGAGATAGGCCGAATATTTGAACGTGATTGGAATGAGCTATCAGGCATGGAGCTTTCAAAGTGGGATCAAGATTTGCTTATGGGGGTCGCCTGTTACAGTGCTTTATTCCTGAGAGGCGAATATAAAACGCTAGACTTGGCACAAGAGAAAGTTCTTCAACATATACGAGATCAGGCGACAAAGAACCCAAATTACAACAAGGTAAGAAAGCGCACCACCTTGGGCATCTACAAGCTATTCCGCGAACTAGAAAAGCAAATGGATGCGACGATACCGAAAGATAAGGATTTGTGATGAGCCAGTACAGTGGAAGAGATTGGCCTTTTCCTTGGGAAACCCAAAAGCATTTTGTTCCAAAGGTAGACATCGCATCAAGGCTTGAGAGGGCGGCTTTGTTTTTGGGTGGCAGGGAAAATAAGCACTCTGAACTTTATACTTCGGCTGCGGACGAAATATATCGTTTACGTTTGCTATGTAATCAGAACAAGATTGATTATGGGGAAGTTCTGCCAAGGTGGGATGAATGGAATAACAGGCTTGAAAAGAAAAATCTTTTAGGATAGTGTTTTCTTATCGTACATGTCTGAAGTTACTATATTGGTCGGAAAAGGGGGTAAGTGCTTGCGTACTCGCCCCCCTTTTTCTTAATTGAATTGGTTTTGATCAAGAGAAATTAGCGCATAGCGTTTAATGTTATTTTATGGTATATTTAAGTTGCGATGTAGTTGAGTGCATCGTTCCTCCCTGTTAGACTGGGCCACGATTAAACCCGTGGCCCATTTTTCAAGAAGTCCTTTATTTCCTCTTCGCTCCACCTGTTTCCAACGCCCATATAATGAGGCTGTGGTAGGCTTTTGTTCCTGACGCCCCCTAAGAAGTCGGTTATCGTTAAGCCCAGCATACGGGCCGCTTGGACGGCCTTGATGTACTTAGGGAACCTAGACATCCTGCTCTAACCGATCCTGTGCGCCTGATATAATTGCTTTTAGGGTATATCTGTCAGCACTGTCTAGTATTCCGTTAATGAGTTTAGTACAGTCTGTTCCCCGAAATTCTATCCATCCGGTTGGGGCAACATTATTGCTTATATCTATGGTAAAGACATCAGGGAGGTAGTCGCTATATTGCCTCTCAAGGCTGTACGCTCTGTTTTCACGCCCATGAAAAGAAATTCTTTTTTTTGCGATAAAGTTCGGGTCGCACGTTATAATTTCAATCATCGTTTACCTCCAAAGTTTTAAGATATTGTATTGGTTTAAGCCTAGCAGAACCCGACATGATTACCTCCGTAATAATCAAAGTAATCATCTCCACAAATGACGTCAGCATTTATCAAGTCTACAAAATTATAAACCTCTGTAAAAACTGGTTTGTTTTTCTTCAATCTGTTTTTTCTCACTACTTGTTTATTAAATATTGGTCGCATCTTTGCAATCGCTAACGCTTCTACATCTCTTGCCTCTTCATATGTTTGGAAATATGATGTCATAATAAAATCAACTGAGTACCACCATGATTTATCATTTCGGTGCTGTCTTATTCGACTGCGAAGATTGTAAGTACAGCCAATGTAAAGGGGTATTACTCTCTTGTTTGGGCTATTCCCCTCTTTGTCGGCGTCTGGTAAAGAGCCAAGCAAGTAAACAGAATAGTGTTTTTTGAATGTTTTATGAGAACGATCCCTGCCCTCTGGCAAGCACTCAAAATGGTTCCAGATAAAGGCATTAGCAAATTGTTCATCTGAGGCCGCAGTTAATGGTTTGTCTTTCGGAAATGACATGGAATAGTTAAGACCATGGTTCCAATAATACATAGTCTCAGGGGGCGTTCTGGTCCATTTCTTTAGAGAAAGTTTAGTCATCGTTTACCTCCGAGGGGTCCATATACTCCTCTGCTATAACGAAGTCTTTTATTTCATCTTCGCTCAAGTAAACGCAAAAGCTGCGTATTACCTGTTCAAGATTATAATATCCTTGGTCAACCCGATCCAAGAATTTGTTAGTAACTTTGCGAGTGTATTCCATTCGATTAACCCTTTGCTGCTTTGTCGATGCCGAATGCTAAGTTGATGCCGTATGTTGCGCAATTGTGCATGCGTCTTGCGAGTGCGCTATGACTGCTTGCTGGATTTACCTTTGCAGCTTTTTCAGAACGAGCAGCTTGGTCAATAAAATATTGAATGGCTTTTGAGCCATCGTTATCAAGCTCGCGCATTTTAGCGTTGAAGATTTTTTTGGCTGTTTCCCATTTTGTAGGAAATTTTGGGTAGATGCTTGTCATTTCGTTTTCTCCTTATTGCCTATGTAACTTATATAGCATCTGTGGATATTGCTGTCAACGCAAAAAGTTAAAATAATTAACAAAAAAGTTATTGACATCAACAAATTTTGTGGATAAGTTGTATGCAAGGCAAAGGAGAAAGCACATGAGATACGATCTTTACCAAATCAAAGCAGCTACAGCGACACCCGCAGCGGACAAGGCCAAAATCGACATGATGATGGATTTCAGCGACAACAAGATAGGCGGTATAGCGCGGGATGCTTGGGACAAATTCTTTTATACTAGAGTGGCAACACTTGATGCGAAAGATTACAACGATGCTTTCGAGGTCGGGAATATTGGACCAGAAGAAAAGATTACTCGCTATGCTGCACTTTCATCAGCATCAGTCGGAGACATACTTATCGCAGAGGATGGCACCATCGCAGTAATAGCAAATATCGGATTTATCCAAATCGGATACAGCGCAGTACACGCAGCATAAGGGGGAATGAAAATGGTAAGAGAGGGACAAGTTATAGATGCGATTGATCACATCTTAGAGACAATGGATCGCAGAGGTTGGGACAAGCTGTCCGAGAAAAGCAAGAAGTCTTACGAGGCTTTATGGGCTTTACGCGAGGGGCTTGAGGGCAACCCAGATGATGGTACAAAGATGATCTTTTATATACCGTAAGGAGACAGACAGTGTTCCAATACAGCAAAAAGCGAGTTCACAAGGATGTTCCAGCTTGGGATATTTTTTACGGCGACAAGCGTTGTGGCTTGCTCACAGCATTTCCTCTGGACGGCCCAACGGCTACTATAAAGGTTGAACAGAATGTTAAAAGCGATATGAAGGCGATCGTAGAGCGCACGGTTGACGCCTCTACAGTCAATATGTGCTTTAACAGGGCTACAGAGTTGCACCAAGAAATGATTGAACATATAGTCATGGAGCTTTATTCGTGATACATCAATCATATGAACATACCAGTTTTTATCAAAGCCGAGGGTCGCAGACGATTAAACATTGCGAGAGAGCTTGGTGAAATAAACAGGCTTCGGCTGTCTTATGAAAAGTCTCTTGGCACCGCGATGCTTGCGGTCTTTGCAAAAGCTGGACAGCAAGCGGCAAATAATTTTGAACGCTTCAACAGCTTTACAATGAGAGACCTTCAACACGAGGCCGATGTTGAAAGGGTTCTTCGCGCACATTACGCAAGCGTCATTACTACTTTCAGCAATAGGGTTTATGACAATACAAAGCGCACGGCGTTTGAGCTTTTGATTGATCAATACATCTTGTTATATGGGGCAAACCGCATAACAGGAATAAGCAACACTACAGCTAATATTATCAGGGGTGCCATATTCGCAGGGGAAGCAGACGCGCTTGGAGTAGCCGCGATTGCTAGTTTGATCAGGGAACGCACAGGCGGCGCAATGGGGCGATCTAGGGCGGCTACAATAGCGCGAACAGAAACGCATGGCGCTGCATCATGGGCTACCCATACAGCGATACAAGATCAGCCTCTTAGATATAACAAGCAATGGGCTGCGGTATCAGATAGCCGCTCAAGGTCGCACCATGCGGTAATGAATGGTGTGCAAGTAGGACCAGACGAGGATTTTATAGTGCGTTACAATGGCGTTGAATATCGCATGTCGCATACGCATGATCCAAGAGGCGGTCCAGCGAACAATGTAAATTGCAGATGTGCAACTCTTTATGTTGCGGATGAGGACGAAATCTTTAGGGATTAACATATACTTCAAAAACCACTATTAGTATGTTACATTAGCTTAAACAACGAGGTCTAGTATGCCATTGCCACAGCCAAACTTGGGTGAAGATCGGGATGACTTTATGTCCAGATGTATGGGCGATGAAAAGGTAAGAGACGAATTTCCAGATAGTAATCAAAGGGTTGCTGTTTGTAATTCCCAGTACGAGGGCGCAAAGATGGTAAATGACAATACAGTTGATTGCGATGAAATGGAAGCAATTGACGAAACAAAATCAGAAACAATAGATATTGCGTTTGAGTATAAAGCGCATGATGACGCAGAGGAAAAGGGCGTATTTACTGGATATGGCTCAATTTTTGGCAACAAAGACCTTGGAAATGACATTGTTGTCGAGGGTGCTTTTGCTTCGTCAATTGGCAAAAAGGGCGCAAAAGCTGTCAAAATGCTTTACCAGCACCGTCAAGATGAACCAATTGGCGTTTTTGATGAAATCATAGAGGACCGCCGTGGCCTTAAAGTAAAGGGTCGTCTTGCTATGGGAACGCAGCGCGGACGCGAAGTTTATGAGCTTATGAAGATGGGTGCACTTGATGGCCTTTCAATCGGCTATCGCGTAGACCCAAAGGGGGTTGAATATGATGAGAAGCGTAAAAGGCGCTATCTAAAATCTGTTGACCTAATGGAGATTTCCGCAGTCACTTTCCCCATGAAC